GATCAACGTAAGGTTTTACAACCTATTTTATTTTCGGTAGCGGTTCGAAACCTCTCAATACCTGGTATTTCACCAAAACTGATAAGTGACAATCACAACATCAGGAGCGTTTTAACTCACAAAACGCACAAACGTACTAACACAACGCGACTCAGGGTCTTTCGACCACCGCTTTGACCGCTGTGTTTCCTTTTTTCCATTGTAGCTCTGGGGACGTTTCTCAAAAAAAGGGAAAGAAACGACCGTACAGTCCTCCGTGTATACGAGTAGCTCCAGCAATAATCCACAAGGGCATCATCGACTGGGAGTTCGCACGTAAGAAGCAGGTGACTCGCTGTGTTTTTTCACAAAACGACAAAGCCTACTTCCCCTGTACTTCGCTAATGGCATGCTTGTACAAATCAACACACACCTCTTTTGGCTGCAAGAACGCAGAGGTCAAATCCATTTTGACCCTCCACAAACGCAGCTGCTCGATGGAGACGGCGCTCGGCTTACACAGCCACGCTTTCATCTCATCATCTTTTTTATCTGCAGAAAACGCGAGCATCTCTGCGTAAAACTGCTTTGCGGTATGTACCACCGTAATCATGCGAGACGACGCATTGAACCGGGTACTTAACGCAACCGACGGACCTCCGTCCTCGGCAGGCAACGTAGTTGTTGCCAACTCACCAATAGTGGCACCACTCACGACTCGCACATTCACCTTCACAGGTGTGTTCGTCGTAGTGTCTGCCAAATAAGCCCCTATCAGGCCATTGGTGATCGCTACTGAACCACCAGATCCGTCAACCAACTGACAAAGAACTGGTGTCGTGGTGCTGTTCACGACTGACACAACACCACTCGCGATATCCGCGACTTGAGCGATTTTGGCGAGTGAGCCATCGCCACCAATATTCAACGAATTGGATCCATTCGACCCATACATTGAGCTCATCATTTTGCCGTCCGATTCCTGTTTGAAGGCTTTCCCCTCAGACCCAAGAATGGTGTTGCCATCAACATTCGCAGCACACAACTGCGTCGACACACCATCACCCGCAGTGAAGCCGCGGACGACGTTGGACGCAGTGGTAGCTGGAAGCGGTCCGGTACCCGGCGTGTAATACACCTCTGGCACCGCAAACGACAACTTCTGCTGTTGGTTATTGACTCCAACGATGGCCACGGCCTTTGTGTAACCCGATGTGAGTGTAGTTCCTTGGGTTGACACACCCTGCTCGGGCACGTACGCAATGGCTGCGGCCGTGGATCCTGGCGTGGCATTAACCACCATGTGCGGCAGCGACGTGGAATGACCCATATCATTACTACCCGCGCGCGCAGATGACATCGGCCACAACACCTGGCCGCTTGTACTCTCGTCACCGAAACTGTTGAATCCCATGCCCATCGAGGCCGGAACAGCCCAGTTACCCTCAACATTGCTGATGGACCCGATAGCACTCGGCACCACACCAGCAATAGGCATAACTGCATTACTCGTTGTGTAGACGTGACCCAAAGAACCGGCCACCGCCAAATTCGTAGGTAACCCGGGCGCGACAAAACCGCCCAAGTACTTCTCGTCAACACCATTTTGCATCGGCAACTTAACACGTACGTCCAACGGCGTACCACCCGCAGAAATGGGCACGCCCGGAAAAGACGCATCACCCAAAACGCGGTAAGACCCGGACACCGTGTCCCATCCACACTGGACAGCGAACACGAGACCCGGAATCTGGTTAGTCACTGATGGCAACGGAGCCACTACTCCTAATTTGCCTTTTGCACCGCGGAAGGACTGCCCGCGGCGCACGAGTTTTTTGCTGGTGAGACCGAACGCGCACGAAGCACCTTTCGGTCACGAAGCAGCCCGGCGTTCTCAGCCCGAGCCAACAACTGCGCAAACTGCGCATCCGACATAATCTGAGCCGCGGTATCAGCCGGCTTCGTTTTGACGTCTTTACTGTCAGTATTCAGCGCTTGCGGTGCTACCGCCGCCAACACTTTCTCGCCGTTGGTGAGCGGCATCGGCGACGACGCACTCAAAATGACGGGCGGCAACGCCGGCGACACAACATTTCCACACTTTTTGCTGGACTTACGATCACCATCATCATCGTCGTCCGTGTCAGAATCTGTGCCCGAGCCATCGTCGTCAGTGTCTTCTCCGCTTCCCGCGGCATCGTCGAAGATCTTTGCATAATCCGCGTCCTTTCCGAAGACACGCGGCAGCAATTCACGGAACACTCGAGCGTAATACCACTGAAGATACCCTTTCGGCACCAAATCCCGTGGTCGCATATAACCCAACGCCTGACGCATGCCAGTGCTCGGATTCGTACGCATACACCGCTCGACGGACAGCGGAATGATGGTCGGTGCCTTACACACACCGCCATTGTAGGCCTGGACGACAGACCCCTCCAGCAATTTTTCGATCAACCGCGTATCCTGAATGATACCGGTAGCTGGCGAGCGACCATACGTTGCCACTGTGATGTGACAAACGATGAAGCCCACCGAAAGAGTGTTGCCAACAACACTCGGCGTGTAAGCGCCTTGAACACCCGCAACAAGCGCGCACTGGTACGTCTGACGCAGATCAGCCTCAGTGCTCTTCGACCAACTCGCAGCCGCGATGTTGGTTTGCGTGAAGTTCAACTTCATGTCTTTGTTGGCGTAAACCAACTTGTTATTCCCTGGACCCGTCTCTGACGAGTTCAGTGACCACGAAACGGAGTTTTCTTGCGAAACAACCTCCTTGTAGTCAGGCGTGTTGTACAACGGCCACGCCGGATCTGTGATGATGGCCAATGCCAAGCGTCCCTTGGACAACGTCGGGTCCAACCCCGACGTCAACTGCTTGGACATTTCCAACCCCAGGATGCAGTACTTCTGTGACTGCTGCATCGCAATCGTCATTTCCGGACCGAACTGATACGGATCCAACGGAATTGCCGTCACACCAGTGGCGGACGTGGTACTGCCCAACGGCGACCCATCCGGACCGACACTGATGGCCAACGGAAACGGCATCGAAATCTTGTGCAGATCACCCTTCATGCCCTCGATACACGGAGCACCACCAGCCAACTTAGCATAACCGGTGATACTCATCTTATCGGCAAAAATGCGACCCTGCGCATTGCGTGTGACACCGCCTGCGGACCTAATCGCGGGCGTGTCCCATTTTTTGATTGTACGCTTTTTCTGCAGTTTCTTCGGCTTGCCGCGCGACTTCGTACGCGGCTGACTCTTTGACCGGCCCCGACTCTGGGACCGGCCCCGATTCCCGCCCTTCGACGGACGAGAACTTTTCTTCTTCTTTCCAAAGGAAAATCGACTCTTCTTTTGTGGAGCCATTGTCTGCTGATGATTTCTTTAAATCGGTTCCAAGGACGTAGATCCCCGATTCAATATCCGAAACGTCATGCTGGGCCCAGCGAACGCTCGGTTTAACAGACTCAGCCTCACTCTCGAAACCAGTGTGCAGATACTCCAAATCACACTCGCGGTCCCACTGGTGCATGCAATCTGCCCACGTAATAACGTCTTCGGCCTTATCGTTCTGCAACTCAGCAGCATGTTTCTCGACATAATACTTCGCATACTGATCGAACTCGTTAAACAAAACCGGGTCCGGCCACGCATCACGTCGATACGACAACAAGCGAACCAACCCGATGCGGCGGTCCAACGTATGACTGCCGTACCTAAACTTGCAACGAAACTTCTCGCGATCTGGGGCGCCACAAACGACGCCACGCGACGCAATAAAGAACTTCGACACGAAGTCCACCATTTCTGCATCTGTTTTCGGATTCTGGAACTGTTCGGGCGTGACCCACGCCAACTTCTTGAACGTGAAACACAGCCGCTTCAACTCAGCAGTGAAATCTGCGTGAGTAAGCCACCACACAATAGCGGGATTGAAAGCACCAATGCCGTCATCCCCCGCCATGCGGGCCGTAAAACCACGTGACATGGCAACAGTAGCGTCCTCCATCGACACACCCTGTTTTCGAGCCAAACCAAGTACAGCCGTAGCTATCACAATCATGTGGGCAATAGTGTTGATCGGAGTAGTCATAACATCTCCCGACTTCACACCGTAATCCGTACGGTATACAACACCATCTTCCATGATAACCAATCCATTGGTCATCATGTACGTAAGCTGCTGAAGCGTAGCATACGTAAACGCTGTGTGGGACTCCTTCCCTAACAGCTTGAAGCAAACGTTGACAGCGGCATTCACCCAGACATTCTTTACCGAACGATCCCATCCAGAGAAATCGTAGGAATAAATAATTCCGAGCTTGCCCGCCATCTTCTTGAGATCTTCAGACAGCGCACGCCATGCGCCTCCGTAATGGTTGCAACCAGGAAAGTACCACGACCACCCCGGCTTCAAACCTTTGACCTTGCCCGTATTGGCCGCAATGAACTTGCTGAACAAGTCGCCCAAAAACGACATTTTCATACAATACAAGTCAAGCGGACCACTCGCAAACCCACGCGGGTTGCGGCCGAATCCTCGGACTTCTTCTTTCGACGTATTACAGTACGGGGCAGGCCAAGCCACCCCCGTCCCTGAAGCCGCGGCAAAAACAGACGCGCTGAAATGCGCTAATCGTTCTGGGTGCGGCGGGTCGGCCTCCGTAAGGACGACACCCTTGGTGTGGAACTTCCCACCCACCATATTGTCGAAAGCACCAGGCGACGTGGCGAGATTCATACCCCGCACAATCTGCGTATACGACATACGCTCGCCGCCAGCGCCCACAGCTGGGCGCATCATTCGAAACACATACTCTATCGCTGCATTCAAAACAACCGGATCATACTCCGGTTCACTCATATCAGCATACTTCCTGAACTCGTCATAAGATTTCTCGAACGACGGGTCAGGCACACGGTACTTGTCCTCGGGGACACTAATACCGAATTTTTCACTCATAAACTTAACATACTCTGTGTTATCATACTCTTTCATCACCATAGCACTCCCGCGCTTCATACGACCAACGATCGAAAACATCGTCATCGTCTTATCACGCGCCTCAGCTTCTCCTCGTAGTGGTAGCGGCTTACCGACGCCTGGGTAGTACTTCAAACAAGACACCCAGTCTTCGAGGTCGCCGAGCGCTATTTGTTTATCGCATTCGGACGATTGGCGATCATAGCCTGGTACTCAACAATGGGAATAAACCCGTTGTTGTAGTGAGCCGGAGACACCTGATAGTCCCCGGTCTGGTGAATACCGGCCAAACGCCCACTCACCCAGATACCCTGACCGCTATTACCACGCTTCGTAGTAGCATTGTGTTTGTAACCCGAGAACTGAAACGACGTGACCTTCTCGGCCCACGGATCATACATTGTCCCCGCAACACCAATTGCGTATGGCCCAATCGCCGCACCGGTCTTAACCGGACACGGCGATTTGAAAACGGTCTGCCACGGAATGGCAAACTTGTCGTCGTGAACCTTCAAGCCCTTGGCATTGAGCGTGATCGTCGCCCGCTCACCAGTCGGTTTGTAAAACAAATCAACAGACGCACGGTCATTGAACATATGCTTGGCACCAATAATGTGCCCAGCAAACACAACTGCACTGCACACCGGCGCTGACGAACCAGCGCCAGTCTCCACACACAATACGGACGCGTTTTGCAACATCTCGATTGACATACCATCATTCGTCGAATTGGACTGATTCTCCTCCGTCGGCGACTTTTTAGAATCCCGATCACGCTCCGGAATTGGTGGCAGCGGTGGCTTAACCGCCGCCTCTGGTACACGGGCAGCCGCTGGCATCGTCTGCAGCATCATTTGCAACGACGTCTGATGGACACCATACGGCGCACTAGCCGTTAACGCCTCCGTGATCTCGGCATTGTGCTTCGCCTTCGCCACTTCCTCAGCCGCTGCAGCATCACGAAACGCCTTGATCTCCTGACCACGACGCATCTTAGCCTGCATTTCATCATACTTCGCCTCCTGGGCCGCAACGGCCTGGGAAAACTCGGCCGAAGTATCGCGCTGAATGCCCGCGTGACGATACGGACACGTCACCAAAACGGTGTTCTCGCCACGACGCAGATTGAAATTAACCTTACACTCCGTGCCGCGAGGGCAAAGGGTGTTCGGATTCGACTTGACGTGCTGAAAACGGCAACCAGCCCCACCCGGGACCGAAAACCACATACACGTTCCGTCGTTGAAACACAACGTCTTCGGACCACCAGCCCGACCTGCCCCAGCTTGAGACTGGAAACGAGCCGTCTGCAAAACGTGACGGTTCGGACACGGACGAGCTTTGTTCATAAAACCGAAACAAGACTTCGTCGCATCAAACTTGCACAACGGGACTTCAGACTCCTCCAACGCCCGCTTGGCGTCGCACTTGGCCTTATACTCGGCCGCAGCGTCCTGTGCCTTTTTAAGGGCCACAGCTGCCACCTCTTTTGCCTTCTTGGCGGCGTTGATAACCGGCTTCTGAACAACCGGCTTAACAACGTTCGCCAACATAGCAGTCATAGACTCAGCCAACTGCTCAAAGCGTGCGTCCAACCGCTGCGCAACCGAATCGTACAACTCAGCCGCCTCGGGCTGGGACGGAACAATAACCGTCCGCTTACCAGGCCAGTCGGACGCGTTTCGCGCGAAATTGGCTTGGTACACAGCACATTTGAATGTACTCGCAGGATGATAGTACATAACATTACCATCACACTCTTTAAAGTGTTTACACTCACGGGAATGATACCCGTTCTGACACACGTGAGCAGACGCAGCGACGCGCCCGTGCCCAACCGGAACAACACCCTCGGTATCGACACAATCACACAAACACTCCGACGGCCGCGCCGCCGTAGGCAAATACGGGTCAGACCCCATCTGGATCTTTTTGACAGCTTCGATGGCAACCGGTTTGGCCTCCGGCACACCGACGAAGAAGAACAAATCCCCAACAAACGGGACGACGACAACGGGACCCGCAACACGCGGACCCGTAGACTGTTCCTCAACCCAACCAAATCGCTTGCGCTCTTCATTTTCGAATGAACTCTGGATCTCCTGATCAGACATATCATCGACGTGACGACCATTGGTCCATCCTTCGATCAAATGTTGACGCTTCTCAATAACAGCGTCCAACTGGTCATCAGTCAAACCCTCACGATCCTCGGCCGCATATCCCGACGTCGCGTCGAGCAGCCACACCGGATCGGTGTGTTTGTCCACTTCTTTCAAAACTTCTTTCTTCCACGCATCGGCACCCTTGCCGTGGCGTGCGGCATAAGCCGCTGACGCCAAAAAACGCAGAATACCGTTCTCCGGATCGATCTCTTCTGCAGCAGCTTTGTATTTCTCATACTGCTCACTGGTAAGCATCGCCTTATCGAACTTCTTCATGCGCTGTGCGTGAACCGCTCCAGCCGCGTGCCTGTAGATCGCAGCACGCTTTTGGACGCCCATACCACCCTTAATACGCCCGGAACTGCCCATACTTGGCTTTTCCGGATTCTTCTCAGTCGGTTTGAGCTTCGGCTGTATCACAACCTTCGCCGCATTGAAAGCGGCTATGGCACGAACGAAACGGTCACCCAACTGACGTTTCTCCTCTTCATTGAGGTCACCATACCATTTCTCTCGGCCGTGCAATTTGACCTTAAAGTCGCGCTTCAAAATGCGCTCCTCTTCCTCAGTGGCGTCAGCCCACGACTGCTTGTCGTCAGGCTTCGCGGGCAACCCCGCTGACCCCCCAGTAGTCTCCATTACGGCGGTCGGCACAACCGCCGCCACGGGCGACACAATCTTGGCAACCAACTCTGGCACTGCCGCAGGCGCAACCGATGTGGAAACAACGGTAACAGGCACCGGCGGAGCCACAGGCTGGACCAATGGCGTAGCCACAATTGGCACCGGGTTCTCAGGGACCTTGACGGCCGGCTTATGCACCGGCAGAACAACGGCCTCCCCCTTCTCGTCTTTGGCATCCTTCTCCTCACGAACTTTGGCTTCGAAACGCGCCTTGAGGTCCAACGCCGCCAAATGCGGCTCATTGACTGCAACACTCAGAGCCTCGCTTGACGCGAAAAACTCGTAGTAAATCATGACCGCAGCCAACGTAAAGAAAGCCCCAGTGTACGCAAACCCACGAACGTACGGACTCAAAATCTTGGCCGAATTTGGAGCACCAAACACCTTAGCACTCATACGCTCCACAAACGCCTTTGTACCAACGATCTGCCACTGGGCTCGCGCCCATTGGAACATCTCCTGGTCGTTGATCATGCACGTGTCACGACGACCCGCACAGAGAACCAAGTCCTCCCAACACGCAGCCTTCTTGTTACAGAACGACTTGTCGAGACCGCTCCACGCGCCACGAATTTGAACAATCGTAGCATCCGGCGTGACTTGAGCGTTGACCGGATCAAAAAAATCGCGAAATCGATAATTACCATCGACATCCGCAATAATATACTGTGCACGAGTTGGCAAACTCCACGCGTGCTTCGTCATCGACTCCGCCAAATCGAAGATCATCTCAAACACACCGCCATGCGCGGCATCGAGAAAGAACAGCAGCGCTGAAGCCGACACAATCTTCTTGAGCCCCGACAGCCGTTTCGACGTAAACCGATTGCCAATGCCGACAACCTGACGGAACAGCTTGCCAAACTCAGCACAACCGTCCATCATCGTCACCGCGGACGCACCAAGCGCCGCAGCCGACTCATGCCGGTCAGGTGCGGTACCACTCACGAGATCGTACACGATCCAAGTGGCCGCACCGAGAATCGCGACGGAACCGACACCAATGACGGACCAGTCACGAACACTCATACCCGGAACAATGGGAGCAATCGGCTCCCCGATAGGCTCAGCGATATTACGGCTAACGGCAGGCAATGCCGGCTCGCCCGCCGAACCCTTGTGTTTCTTATCCACATGAATCTCTGTCGGCTTGATAGCCGCCTGTTTACGAGACAGTGCCAAAGCATCGTCGACACTGTACGCATAAACCGGTTCTCCTCGCTGCCACGCACCGACGCGCGGTTGAGACAGAATACGCGGTTTGTTCTTCGTTTGATACGCAACAGCGTCTTCAAAACTGACACTGGTGTACTGCACGGAACCAGAGCCCAACGCCGAGGCTTGCACGCCATCGTATGAGTTGTCCAACTTCCACGGGATATTACGCCCTGAAGACGACAACCCGAACGGCGTGAGCTGCAGCACAACTTCATCACACACCCGCAACGACACAAACCAATACTGGAAATTCTCAAAAAAATCCCACTTCGGAATGAACGACATAGTGTGATAGGCAAACTGCACCTTGTCAACAACGACAATCACAGCATCCTCAATGGACCGCTTCGTCCACTTCTTCATAACACGCCCGTCGTGGACAACAAACGTCCACGCGTCGAAGCCGGCGAACTCCACGTTCGCCTTGTCAGGCGTACTGCCACGCTGAACCGTGACAATGTACAACTGATCGTCGGGAACACCCTCATCTTTATCGTCAGCAACGACGACGTCAGAATAATGGGCGAGAACCGCCCAATTGTGGGGATAGCCAGCCGTCTTCAATGACTGAACAACGGCCGGGGGAGCCAACGCACACGTGGATGTTTTCAAAACCGATCCAGCTGCGAACGACCCGGATGTAAATTTCTTATACCATCCGGGAATCTCCCACATCGACCACTTACCCAACAGCTTGGGTGACGTCAAACCCCCACGCATGAGCAGTACAACCTGTGCCACCTCCAAACGGGCCGCCTTCACAAACGGCGCGGTCTTGTCCTCCAACGCCTTCTCCATGGCCTCATCGCTGAGCTCATGTGGCGCGGCATAAATCTTCAATTTCTTACCGTCGCTGTAAATACAAACGCGCTGCTCACCGTGCGACAACACGGCGCCAACATTCGATTCAGCGAAAATCGGAAGCATCGAATTAATGAGCCACCCGACAATATTCGGGGACGGCAACAAAAACTTCTCCGACTTGGATTCAATAGACTTACTGAACTCCCGGTATTTGCCCAAATCCGACTTGGACACAACATGCAAAGAGTAATCCTCACTAAGCATGGTTTCTTTGACGAACACCTTCATGACGTCAGGCTTGGTGATGCGATCATCATCAACCTTCCACACGACGCGCTTACGCGAAAACAACTCGCGAGCCTCCTCAGGCTTATGGCACGTTTCGCTCCGCACACGATAATGCGGGGCGTTCTTGAACGTAGCGCGCACCATACGCTCTTCCTCGTTCAAGAGGTAGTACTCGTCAGTACCGGCGACGCGAGCCGCCAAAATGAGCCAGCGTTCTTCAATGGCATCGCGATCCTTAGTATTCTCATACTCAACGGTCACGACACCCTCGCTGTAAGGTGACTGACAGCAACTCATACGAACGTGGTCCATGTCGACCAAAACGACATGACAACTGAACACAACGGTCTTCGCAAAGATCTGACCGTCGTTGGTGTACATGTGCACCCCATGTGCAACAGTACCCATACTGCGCGTTTGAGTAACGTCACGCACTGCGACGTAATACGCACCCTTAACGTCAGAGGTGTCCACACTTGGACGCCGCGACGCCGCGTCGGCAAACGACGCGGACGGCTTGCCTGCACCCATACGCGGCGCGGCAGTGGCCGTGGGAACAGGCGCAACCGGTACAGCACCGGCGCCCCGACCCGCACCCGGCTTTGGCGGCACAAACGCCGCCTGAACCGGTGAGGCTTTCGCCCCGGACACGCCCTTCTCTTGGGCGCGAACATTACGAAGAAAGACTTCAACGTCATCTTCGTCTTCGACAAATGCGTCACTCAACGCAACTTTCGGCGAGGCAGCAACGTGTGCCGCCTCAAAGGTAAACGGATGTTTCAAAATACCGTGAATACCCTTGCCCCGATTCAGATCCTTACGACCCTCGGGACCAACAATACCGCCAGCAGCAGCGCCAGCAGAAACTGGCACCGTCGCAATAGCGGTGCTCGTGGATTCCTCCACAAAGACTTTAGGCGTAGTCTTTTTCAAAGAAGTGTCCGGATCCGACACCTTCTTACCACCGGTGGCTGAAGCTCCAGCCACCCCGATTTGAACCACAACTGGCTCGATTCCCGCTACCTCCGTAGCCTTCTCTTTCGCGCTCGGCTGCGCGATACCA